CTACGTTAACGGAACTCTTTATGCTACTTCAAAATACTTCATTATTGATCACCCTATTCCTGAAAAGAAAGCTCAACATAAGAAATTGCTTCATGCTTGTATCGAGGGGCCAGAAGTTGCCGTATACTTTAGGGGTAAAAATGATTTAAATATAATTAAAATGCCAGATTACTGGGATAGTTTAGTTCACATCGACAGTATGACTGTAGAACTAACTCCTATTGGAGCTAATCAAGACATTTACGTCGATTCCATCGCAGATAATGGGGACGTAACCATTGGGGCTAACACAGACGCACCACTTAACTACTTTTATGTAGTTTACGGGGAGCGTAAGGATGTTGATAAGTTGGAGCCAGAGATAGTAGATCCAGACTATGCAGATTAAACTTCTGCTTCCTCTGGTGCATCTTCTAACTCAGCAGGTTCAGCAAACATAGGAGAACTGTCTACCTCTTGCGGTCCAATAGGTTGACCTAATTTTTTAGCGAGGACAGTTCCAGCTTCTGCTACATTCAAGCCTCCAGCTTTAATTGCGATATCAATAAGTTGCAGTAATGCGTTAATTTCTCCTTCGGTAAATTCGATACTTTTCATTATTTAAAAAATCTGTCTTGTGCTATAATTATATATGCTCAAATGTGTTTTTCTAGTTCCAATTGACCATAGAGGTATTCAAGGTAAATTAATCAAAAATTATCTTGCTTTACAATCATGGTGTGACCGCAACAATGCCCAAATAGTTACTGTTAATGGGTTGTTTTTAAACTTCGCTCGAAATTACTTAGCTACAGGGGGCAAAGGATTTGTTGATACTTCTCCTCCTCCTGCTGAGTGGTTGTTTTGGATCGACTCTGATGTGGATTTTAGTATTGAGCAGGTCGAATACATGATGGCTTTGCCCGACGATAAAAAGTTTGTGGCTGGATGGTATCGCTCAGACTATTCAGATAAAGCTATGGTGGGTAATTGGGATGAAGATTACTTCAGGAAAAATTACCACATGCCCTTTACCTCAGTTGAGTGGCTAGAAAAATTAGGCAAAGAGGAGCCTAATAAGTTAGTTGAAGTGGATTGGTGTGGTTTTGGTTTTGTCAAAATGCATAGGTCTATTATAGAGCAGATGAAATATCCTTATTTCCCATTAAATCAAGTAACTATTGAGGGCTGTGATGACAGAAAAGGAGGCACATTTGAGCTAAACGACCTTAGTTTTGAGGATGTAAGCTTCTGTAGGAATTGTTACGAAGCAACTAAAATAAAACCTTTGGTTGTGCCTAAAATAAGAGTGCCACATTTAAAATCATTTTTTGTATAAATTAGTGTAATAAAAGATATAATATTATAAAGCCATGCCACAAGAAAATTTAGGAGATCCTATCCCAAGACCAGAACCTTATATTGTTCCCGCCGTGCCAGAACAGGAGTTTGACTCTGTTTGGTTGCGTTCAATTAATATTTACGCACCACAAATCAATGCTTCAGGAAACACCGAAGGAAGCATTAATATCGAGTGTTTACCTTATGATGGAGCTTCTGGACAAGAAAAGATTTGGGAAACTCCAGATAACGAGGGAGTGCAGTATCTTAACGTCCCAAATCGTATTAATGGCAGAAAAAGCCTGTGGGACTGTGTGAATGAAGTTCCTGAAGTAGCAACAGCAATGAATGCTATTACCGCTGCTATTCCTGCTTTGAGGACTTGGATTGAGACTCCTCCTCCACCGCCTCCATCTGGCAATCCACCAGCTTAGAAATAGAATAAGCGTGAAAATGAGGGGTATTACCCTCTTGATAATCGTTCTTAAAGATAAGGCACGAAACCTTTTCTCCGTTAATTTCTATATTGCCTGACAGGTAGCTTCTACCGTCACTTTTATTCTTTATCCAGAATGCCCCCACTTTGGTTTGGGTCCAAGCTGAATTTTGTTTTTTCGAGGAGTTCGATGAAGTCTCTTTTTGCATGGTGTGGTAATTTGGTATACTGCTTTTTTAGGCGACGGTAAACCCTTTTTGATACAGGATCAACGGGATTACAAATTTTCCTCAGTTTTTTGGCTACTCTCTGGTTCATGTATTTTGGCGATATAGGTTTC